GAGCCAGAATACGTGCGGCTCGAAGACATAAGCGACTCTGATGGTGCCTTCAACGTCAAGCGCCTGCGTCGTGAGGGTCGCGCAAAGCTGTCGCATGCCGACGCGCTCGAAGCCTTTCTACGCAGCCGAAAAAAGACAGCATGATCCTTCCGCGCGACCATATCTTTGCCGGCCTGCCGGGCGCCGAGGTCATGTTCGACGGCGGCGTGACGCTGTTTGCAAACGAGTGCATACAGACGATGGCCCGCCTGCCAGAGGCATCGATCGACGCCTGCGTGACGGACGCGCCTTACCATTTGCAGTCCATCCACAAGCGCTTCGCCAAGGTTGGGCGCGATGACAAGACTTGGTCGCGCAGCGGCCCGCACCAGCGCACGGCGTCCGGTTTCATGAATCAGAAATGGGACGGCGGCGACATCGCGTTTCGAGCGGAGACTTGGGCCGCGGTCTATCGCGTGCTCAAGCCCGGCGCACATCTCGCGGCGTTCGGCGGCACCCGCACGTTTCATCGCATGATGGTGGCCATCGAGGACGCCGGCTTCGAATTGCGCGATACCTTGATGTGGGTTTATGGCTCGGGATTTCCGAAGTCGCATGACGTGAGTAAGGGGATAGATCGAGCGGCCGGGGCGGAGCGCAAATCGTCGTATATGCCAAATAACGGAAATGCTGTTTACGGTAAAGGCATGGGAGGAGGTGAGAGGAATGCCGCCAGTGATCCTCCGGCGACCGTTGACGCCCGCGAATGGCAAGGCTGGGGCACCGCGCTCAAGCCCGCGTGGGAGCCGATCGCGCTGTTCCGCAAGCCGCTCTCCGAGGGCACGGTTGCCGCCAACGTGCTGCGGTGGGGAACGGGCGCGCTAAATATCGACGGGTGCCGAGTCGAGACTGAGGGCGGTTCGCCTGCTGCACAACGGCGCGAAGTGGCGCGACGAACTGGAAATGCACCAACAGCAGAACGACTTTATGGGACACGATCTGCCGCAGACCACTATGCCATGGGCAAGATGGGCCATCGTGAGTCACCCGAACAATATATGCGCGAACGCCCCGGTGAAACACTCGGCCGCTGGCCCGCCAACCTCGTGCACGACGGCAGCGACGAAGTGCTCGCGGCGTTTCCAGAGGCTCGCAGCAGTGGCGGCGGCGGAAACTCAACAGGCGAGCGCGGAGGCGCTGGACAAATATGGGGGTCTGCCGGCATTGGCCACGATAGCACTCAGGAGCAATACAGCGACTCAGGTTCGTCAGCCCGTTTCTTTTACACGGCCAAGGCCGACGCCGACGATCGCCTTGGTTCGAAACATCCGACTGTCAAGCCGCTCGACCTCATGCAGTGGCTTGTCAGGCTCGTTACGCCACCCGGTGGAACGGTGCTCGATTGTTTCGCCGGGACGGGCACCACCGGCGAAGCGGCATGGCGCGAGGGCATGCGCGCGGTGCTGATCGAGGCAGAGCCAGAATATCAGGACGACATCCGCCGGCGCATGCGGCTCGCGGCCACCGCGGGGCTCGCCGAGCGCGAGCGCGAAAGCATCAAGGCGAGAGGCAAGCTCAAAACGGTCGACGGCTTGCCGCTGTTCGCGACTTTGCGGGAGGCGGCCGAATGAGGCGCGTCATATTGGAGAGCCCCTATCGCGGAGGCCTATTCCGGCGCTGGCTCAACGTGCGCTTCGCGCGCGCCTGCATCCGCGATTGCCTGATGCGCGGTGAGGCGCCGATCGCGTCGCATCTGCTGTACACGCAGCGCGGCATCCTGCACGACGACATCGAGGACGAACGCAAGCTCGGCATCGACGCCGGGCACGCCTGGATCGCCAGCGCCGATGCGATGGTGGTCTACATGCCGGGCGGCACCGTCGTCTCGCCCGGCATGAACCTCGGTATCCAGAAGGCCCGCGCGATCGGCATTCCGATCGAATTCCGGCGGCTCGAACCGACAGGGTCATGATGAAAACAGCGCCGACCATAGATCGCTTCGTGTTCGCCGGAGGGCGAGTGCTCGAATGCGAGAACCGGCGCGGCGTCGAACCTCGACCGATTGATCGTCTCAAGACAAATGAATTTGGTGGTGCATTGGAACGCTTCTTAATCGAGGCGCACGAGTGGCTTGCTTCCCGTTGCGATAGCCCGATCGAGATCATTCTGGGGGCGTGGTTGTTCGCTGTTATGCGCGGAATGGAAACAGATGTCGCACTATGCGCGAATCGAACGGACGCCGAGAGCATCGCCCCCGATCGCGTGGTGATCGTGCCGCAGCTTCGCTGGGAACGATATTTTCCCGACTTTGGAATTCGCTTCCCATTGTTGGCGCGTAAATGGCTTTTCGTCGAATGCGACGGCAAGCATTTTCATTTTGGAAAAGCGCAAATTTCGAAGGATCGCGGCCGCCAACAAGAGATGATGGACGCTGGCTATCGGGTGTTCCGCTTCACCGGCAGCGAGATCAACCGCAATCCGTTCCTCTGTGCTTCGCCCGTGATCCACTACGGGCTCCGAGGAGGACGGACATGACCGCGCGCCCTTGGATGCCGCTCTACGTCGCGGATTATTTGGCTGACACCCAGCACCTCACCCACGCCGAGCATGGGGTGTATCTGCTGCTGCTCATGCACCATTGGCAGCACGGTTCCATACCCGCGGACCGAGAACTTCTAATGAGAATTGCACGCTACGATGCACATGCAAATGCTGATGCAAACAGGGGGTGGGACAGAATATGGAACTTTTTAAAGCCCCTCTGGGAACCGCGCATAATTGATGGTCGGAACTGTCTCATTCAGAAGCGGTGCGCCGCCGAATTGAGCAAAGCCTCTGATATCTCAAATAAACGGCGCGAAGCCGCCTTTTCGAAGTACAAAAAAACCCACAGCAATTGCGATGCAAATGCAGACCAAAAGCATACACACGCGCGCGCGACTCCACATCCACATCCACATAAAGAAAGGAAGAACGAACGAACCGATGATGCAAATGCAGAGCAAAAGCAGACGCCGCCCGACGGCGGCGTTCGTTCGTTCGAACCCGATCACGTCAAAAAAAAATTGAGCGAAGATTGGCCGCCCGATTACCCCACGGTTTTCGCCGAGCACTTTCCACCGGGAACGGCGCTCATGCCCGGCCTCGACGAACTCGAAAAAGTTCGACAGCGCGGCGAAGTCTCCTGGGCCACGATGCTCAAGGCCGTCGCAGACTATCGCAAAACACTTCCGCCAGATCGTCATCCGATGAACCCCGCAAAATGGCTCAAGGAGCGGCGTTACTATGATCGATACGAAGCACACAGCGCAGAACCGCGACGCAACGGCGCCGACCGCGCCCTCGAACTCGCACGACAAGCCGAAGCAGCAGAACGCGCAGGCACTCCTGAACGAACGGATGAAACGATCAGAGGCGATGAAACTGGTAGCGATGATCCTGGCAGCGTTTCCGCGATCCGCGGCTCGTGACGACGACCTGTATCTCGACACGCTCGCCGCCGCCCTTTGCCAGGAACCAAGCTCGATCGCAATTGCTTGCGCAAACCCACACAGCGGGATTGTGCAAGAGTCCATGTTCAAGCCGTCCGCCAAAGAGATTCACGATTGGTGCGCGCGAGCAGCCGAACCGTTACGCCGCATCGTCGCCGAAGCCGACCGCCGCAACAAAGCGCCACCGGCGACCATCGACCGCAGCAACCGCCCGAGCATCGACGAGCTGCGCGAACGCTACGGCCCCACGTTCGGCATCAAGCGCGTCGACGTGATCGATCGCATCCGCGGCGAACCCGACGACGAGGAACGCGAGCGTCGCGTCAAAGCCGAGCGCGCCGACGTGATGATGGAGCGCAATCGCCGCAGCATCCTCGCAGAGTATGCGCGCATGGCGCTCGATCCAGTGACCGCCAGCGATGGCACCCTGGTCTCGCCAGCTCTGCTGCGATCGCTCAATCGCCTGCCACACAAGCCCGTCGACAACGCGCTCGAAGCCGAGGACATGCGATGAAACCAAAACTCACCCTCGTCGTCACCCCAACCCGCGATCCAGACGGCAGACGCTCGTGCTCAAACCGCGGCCAGCTGTTCGACGGCGCCATGGACGGCGAAATCGTCATCCGCCGATCACCCCAACCCCTCCTCGACATCGCCCGGGCCCTCCTCGCAGCAGGCATCGATCCCAAAACCCCGATCGCCATGCGCCACGCAGGAGCCGAAACCGACGCCCTCACCGCCACCGTCGGGGTGGCAGCCGGGCTGACGGTCCAGGAAGGCGACTATGCTCCGGCCCTCCGGCCGTGGGATGCCGATTTTCTGCGCCGCATTAGACCGCCCAGCGATTTTTCAGAGGGGGCCGCTACCACCCTAGCGGACCGCACCTAAAACGCATGGGCGAGCTCAGGGAGCAGAAATCCAATACTAGGAGCAAATTCCCAAAAGGAACCCATTGGAGAGGGTGGCCCGGAACTCGTCGGCGGTCATGCGTGTCCCCTCCGGTCCTCCTCGAGCCTGCGGATGCGTTCATCGGTGCGGCGCATCCAATGCGATAGGACGAACACCTCGTCCCGTATGGTGGCGATCTCATCGCGCATGCTGCGCAGCTCGTTGCGGATCGCATATTGTTCGGCGAGCACACGCTCCAATTGCGCAGCAATAAATTCCAGCGTCGGTTCGGCCAAATCAATGTCCTCCTGATGTGGTTGTGGTCCAGGCCCGCGCGGTTGCGCGCCGGCTCGGTGTTCATGGGATTTTGGTTTCCTCTTTAAGGTTTCTGATTTTCAGCAGTGTCTCGAGCAGCCGTGCGATCGGCTTAGGCACCGGGCTGGCGCCGCAGCTGTACCGCGCGGCCGTCACGGCGCTGATGCCCAGCAGCTTGGGCGCCCCGTATGTGGGCGAGACGCCCAGGGCGAGGCAGGCGGCCCGGTATTCAGCGGCAGTCATGGTTGCCACGGCATTCGTCGCAAGCCCAGGTTTCGACCCCCACGGGCGCCCAGCACCGCGCCAGCGGCCGCATCTTGCCGCAGCAATCGCATTCTGCTACCGGCTCGCCAAGCCGCTCATCGTCCGGGTTGGTGGTTTTCCAGGTGTCGTAGGTCATGATAAGCCTCATCGTGATTTGTCGTCAGGCCGGCGCGCTTTCCTTGCGTGGCGCGACAGGGCGGCGGCAAAGGGGGAGGGTGCGTCAACACTCTCCCCCACATTAGCTTTACGCGGCCAGCGCGGTTTCTGCGAGTGCAAGATTGCGGAGGTAGTCGGCCGCGGCTTGCGCCTTGGACGCGGCGGTAAAGAAGGCGCGGTTGTCAGCCTTTAGCAGCTGGATCCAGTTTTCGATGTAACCGGCATGGCGCAAATCCCCATCAAGCGAGAATTCGGCGCACAAGAACGCGGCGCATAGTTCGGCAATCAGTTCTTCCGCCGCGTAGGCCTTCTCGCCGAACCGGTTGCGCAAGTCCCGGTCAAGCCGCGACTTGTGCCCTGTCCAATGTCCGAGTTCGTGAAACGCGGTGGTATAGAAGTTTGCCGCGTTCTTGAATGCTTCGAACCGCGGCAGGCTGATGAAGTCATCGCCCGGGCGGTAGTAGGCCTCACCCGCGCCTTCCTGGATGGTGGCGCCGCTCGCGGCCATGAATTCATCAATGGTCGCGTCGCGTTCATCCGGATTGCGGACCTTGATTTCGCCAAGCGACATGACGCGTTCGGGCAGGTTCTCGCATTGCGCCACGTTGAACACGGTATATTCCCGCATCATCGGGATAAGCCGCGTGTCGCCTTCCTCCGCCGTCTCGCGCTTGTCGGCCACGGACAGCTGCTTGACGAAATAGACCTTGGCGCCGTGCTCGCCTTTGCGGACGTTGCCGCCAAGCTCCAAGGCCTGCTTGAACGTGAGATAGCGCGGTGTGGGATAGCCTGCATTTGCGGCCATCCAGAGCAGCACCACGTTGCAACCGCTGTAGGGCCGGTTCGTGGCTGCGTTGCACGGCACGTTGGCGCCCGGAGTTGCGGACCATGGCTTGATCCAGGGCGCGGCGCCGCGCTCGAGCTCGGAGACAATGCGTGCGGACACTTCTGTATATAGATCGCGCTTCATTTGATTTCCTTGCGTTATGTGCCTGCGTCAACAGGGTGGGCATGATGCCCGATAGATGCCGCATGGTAGCGGCACCCGTCGCGCGTCACGCTCCAATGCCGCCCGGCGTAATAATGCGAACCAATTCTTTGCTGTGAGCGCCCGCCACCGTGAAATTGCGGATGACGTACAGCGGAGAGTACGGATTGAGGTTGAAAATCAATAGTGTGTTGCCGGTCCGGTCTGCGTCGGCCTGAGCCTGAGCAATGATGCGATCCAGTTTGGTCATGTTGTGTGCTCCTTGCGTTGTGTGCCGCCGCGTCAACGGCGTGACATGAATATGCCACAACATATGTCAGAATGATATACAGACAAAACCGTAAAGATCCGTAAAAATTGGCACAAAACCGGACAAATCAGTAAAAATACTAGTTTTTGAGTGAATCGCTGCTGGTTTTCGCGTTTTCCTTGTGTGCTGCTTTTGGCGCTGGATAACTATTAGGTAAATGATGCTGACCTATTAGGCGGCTCGAGAGCGCCGACGCCCGCTCCATTTTGGCGCCCGCTCCATTTTGGCGCGACACTTACCATGAATAAGGAGGTCTATGCTGGAAAGCGGCTGTGCCGCAGCGCGATCCGTCGGCAGGAGCTCGGTTGCGGACCTCATGCGGACCCATGACGACCGATTTCGGCGGTCGTTGACCGCGTAGGTGCTGGATGGACTAATCGATCTAATTCGGCGCAACGCTTGAGGCGCTCGAGGCGCCGCGGTGGTGGTGCCTTGTTGGACTCGTGGTGCCGCGGCGTGCCCACCACGGCCGCCCCCACCCCCGAGTGGCCAGGCCCCCCGGCCGCGCGCGATCTATCAAGTGCCCCTGAAATATCTCTGGCCTCAAAACCCTCTTTCGGTATCACGCTACCCACAAAACCACAAAACCCCGTTTCTCAAAAATCCTGGGAACCCCCAAATCGACGGTGGAAGTGGCGTGCAAGAGCTTGATTTTCGGTGTGACGTCTCACGGGGGTGGTCGATGGCGGCCGGGATGCTGACGTCACATCTACGCCCCTATTCCCTGACAGGATTCCGGTCCCATGGTTTCCTCCCAAACTGGGCTCGTTTGGTTGACGGGCCTTGTTTTTTACCTTAATTGCGTTTTCATGGCGCCGGCACCACAACATCTTGTGCCTCTACCAGACATTGCAGTACGGCTTGCCGGCGAAGGGGTTCCGTTGTGCGCGATCGCGCGCGCGCTGCATGTGTCGTCCGATGTCCTGCGTGAGCAGCTCGTCACGGCGCGCCAGGACGGCCGTCTGCTGGATCTGCCGTGCAACGATTGGCCACCGGGGCAATCTGCGCCGCGCCTGCCGCAGCATCGCGCGCCCCTGGACGCGATGCAGCAGTTGAAAAGCGATTACACGCTGTCGATCGTGCGCAGGATGTTCAGGCTGACGCACAGCGAGGCGGTGCTGCTTTTGACGCTGCTGCGCGCCACTGAGCTGTCGAAGCACCACAACGCCATGTCGGCCGAGGCGATCGACGTGCATGTGTGCCGGTTGCGCCGGCGGCTCCGGCTCTACGACGTCGAGATCAAGACGATCTGGGGTTATGGCTACGAGATGCCTGCGTCGTCGCGGCACAAGGCGCTGCAGCTGATCACCGACGCGGTGGCGGCTTGACCCTTATGTCCATCCCATTGCGGAGATGCGGGGGCGGTCCTTCACGCGAGGCTTTGGCACCAGGCGCCGCGAGAATTCGGAGATCAGGCCGCCGTGCACGACCAGGCAGATGTACTGCAGGCAGTCGGCGATGTGCGAGAAGCCCTCCTTGTCGAATTTCTCCGGCACTGTGCGCAGCGCGCCGTCTCTGTGCTTGCGAAAGCGGTAGCCGCCCGACATGGCCCGCGCCAGCCATGGGCAGCCTTTCGCGCTGATCATCAGCGCCGGGCCGCCGTTGACCTGCCTGCCGAGCAGCGCCTCGACGGCGCGCAGCCGCGCGTCGATGTCGTTGGTGGGGGCGGGGAAGCACGGCAGTCCCATGCGCTTGAGCGCTTCGAAGCAGCTCTCTTCGGCGATCACGCCCTTGGCGCCGCCGGAGGGATCGCCCACCACGATGATCCGCATGCCGAGAAACTTGTCGTGGAACAGCGCCGGGCGCAAGGATTGCTCGACGTGCTTTTCCAGCCCGACATTGACGGCCGCGACTTCCCGATGGATCAGCAGACGGCCGAGATGATCCACCTGGCCGATCAGGGACCAGGGATTCCGGCCGAAGTCCTGGCCGACCACCAATGGGTAGCCGGGGATTATCAGCGTCTCCCCGACGATGTGGAACGACGGCTTGAAGGTGTTTTTGAAAACCGCTTCTCCGCTGGGGTCGTCGCCGTATTGCGCATAGACGTAGCGCTTCACCCAGGCGTCGTCGGTGCCGTACATCTGGATGAACTGCTCATAGTACCTGCGGCCTTGCGCGACCCGGGCTGGATGGCCGAACGGCAGCGTTTTCGTCTCCTCGGTTTGCAGGAGATAGTTGAGGTTTTCGGCGTTGGGCGCCATGCCGCTCGGTTGAATGAACACCTGCCAGTTCGGCGGCGGCGCGGTCATGAATTTGTGCCAATCGGACATCTCGACCGGCATGTTGGTGTCGGCGATGATCCCGAACCAGGTCGGGACGCCGCGATTTCCGCTGGGATAACGGCCGATGCGTCCGCTGATCGGCGCGAGGACGTCGAAATTCATCTCGATCGCCTCGGAGAGCCACGCGCCCGTGAGCTGCATCGAGAGCAGGCGGGCCTGGTCCTCGGCGTTTTCGAGCGGGACGAAGATCCACTCCGATCTGACGTCGCCGAAATTCAGGTAGTAGGTGTTCTCGCTCACCTTCCACTCGCCGAGACCGGCGAGCCACGACTGGCAGTCCTTGAGGACGGTGTCTTTCAGTTGCTTGAGCGTTTGCCGCACGAAGGCGAATCGCGTGTAGCGATAGCCGTCCGGCGCCAGGCCTTGCGACAGCGCGCGGCGCAGGCATTCCATGATGCAGGATGTGGTTTTGCCGCTGCCGACCGGTCCCGCGACGATGCGGCCGAACGCTTCGCTCTTCATGAAGCGGCCGCAGGTCGGCGGCGCGGTGTAGATGACGGTCATCGACTCTCGAGGCGCCGGTCCGTTATTTTCTGGCGTGGTGCTGCGCGGCCGCGCCGGTCGGGCCGGTTGCGCCTGTCGCACCTGTCGCGCCTGTCGCGCCGCCGAGAACCACGGCGTGGGCGGAGATTTCGCACTCTGACCCTGCCGATGTGGCGTCGATGATCTGCTGGATCGCCTGCTCGCGCGTGTTGGCGTCGACGATGTCGACTTGCCATGGTCCAGTGGTGCGGTGGCGAACGGCATACTGAGTCATTTAGATATCCTCTTCGTCTCGGGGCGGATTGGGGTCCGGGTCTTTTTCTTCGGATGGTTCGTTGTGAAGAGAAAGATCGCGATGCTTTTCAAGCTCCAGGATCGGGTCGTCCGAGTGATCCATGTCTTCACGTCGATACTCGAGCGACGGGTTTTCGTAATCTTCTCCTCGCTCCACACCTTTGGCGATTGGCCCGCCGACGGCGTATTTCTTCCTCAGCAGCTTGCTGTCGCCGCTCTGGTTGAACGGATGGTCGGTTTTGTATTTCATGGTTTTTGGCCAATGCCTGGATATTTGGCGCGGACTTTTGCGCGGACCGCGGACTTCTCGGCTGGGGATCCGTGTTGGGCTACGCGCGACAGCGCGTTGCGGGCGTGCGAGGCGTCCGGGATCGGGTAGCTTCCCGCTCCGGCTCCCTTCTTGCCTTCGCCCTTGCCGGGCAGCGCGAAATCACTTATCGGCAGCGATTGACGTTGCTTGGTGGTCAATTTGGCCATTCTGGCCTCCGATTTTCGCCGGGTTCGCATCGATTTCGATGCTCTTCTCGTAATGCTCGGTTTCGCCGCCCATGTTGATGGTGATGATGAACCGTTCGGCGGCGCTCTTGTCGTTCCTGACTTCGCCGACGCCGGCCATTTTGGCGAGAAGCTTTCCGACCTCCGTGGCGGCGGCGAGGTTCTCGGTGTCGCGCATGGCGCGGCCCGTGATGATGGGGAACAGCTGCTCCAGATAGGCGAGCGAGCCGATGCGCAGACGCTCCTCGGTCGAGGTGGTGGCGTTCCACTCCCGCGTGAAGGTGTCCAGGGCTTTTTTGAAGAATTCGTTTTTGAGCAGCTCGACGTAGTCGTTCTCGTCGATGCCGTAATCGCTGAACACGGTTTTATAGCCGCGGACGTTCATCGCCATCTCGCGGGCCAGTTTGAGCAACGTGTGCTCGTCGAAATCGAGCCTCATGATTTGGCCTTTACTCAATAAGCCTTAAGAAATTTCTTAAAGCTGATTAGCTATGGCGTTGTCATGGCTGTTTCCGATGCCGGCTCGACCATCGGCGCTCGCGGGGTTCTGCAATTCGCCACTCCGGCCATGCTGGAGGCGGAGGATCTGCGGCGGCAGCAGTATGCGGCTGCGGTCAATGCGCCGGCGCAGCCGACCGTGTCGCAGCTCGGCGGTTATATCCGCTCGCAGTTCGAGATTTTTCGCAACCATCGCAATACGGCATCGGGGTGGTCCAATCGTTTGATCGAGGCGTTGCGGGTCTTCAACGGTCAATATTCGACGACCAAGGAAAGGGAGATCTCCAAATTCGGCGGCTCGCAGGTTTACGCCCGGATGACGGCGCAGAAGTGCCGCGCCGCGTCGTCGCTTCTGCGCGACGTCTATCTCGGCGCCGATCGGCCGTGGTCCATCAGGCCTCCGCCGGAGCCCGAGGTGCCGCCGGAGATCCTGCAGAGCATCGACGCGATGCTGCAGCACGAAGCCGTCATGGTGCAGCAGCAGACCGGACAGCGGCCGCCGCCCGATGCCGAGACGGAGCGCAAACGGACGTTGATCGCGCAGGCTGAGGAAGTCGCCAAGAAGAAGGCGGCCGAGCAGGCGCGCAACAGCGAGGACAAGATCGAGGAGCTGTTGCGCGAGGGGCAGTTCTATCATGCCTTCGCGGAGTTTCTGGTCGATCTACCAATCTTCCCCTTTGCAGTCATAAAGGGCCCGGTGGTCAAAATCATTCCGGTGGTCAAATGGCGCGGCGGACAGCCCAACATCCAGCAGATCCCCAGGTTGATGTGGGCCCGGGTGTCGCCGTTCGACATCTGGTGGACGCCCGGCGTCGCCGACATCGCCAACGCCAACGTCATCGAAAAGTCCCGGCTCACGCGCGCGGAGTTGAATGATCTGCTCGATCTTCCTGGCTACGACCAGGCTGAAGTCCGTGCAGCACTCCAGGATTATGCCCGCGGCGGTCTCAACGACTATTGGGATCCGACGGACGCAGAGCGTGCAGTCCTGGAGAGTCGTGAGAACCCGGCCTGGAACCGGTCCGGGCTCATCACCATGATGGAGTTCCACGGCAATGTGCAGGGTGAAATCCTGCAGGATTACGGGATGCCGGGGGTCAGCGATCCGCTGCGCGACTATCATGTCGATGCGTTTGTCATCGGCAATCATGTCATCAAGGCCAATCTGAGCCCCAGTCCCCGCGCGCGGCATAATTATTTCATCACCTCGTTCGAGAAGGTGCCGGGCACGCCGGTCGGCAACGGGCTGACCGACATGATCGCCGACCTGCAGGATGTCGCCAATGCCTGTCTGCGCAGCCTGGTCAACAACATCAGCATTTCTTCCGGACCCCAGGTCGTCGTCAACGACGATCGGTGCCGGCCCGAAGACAACACCGATGAATTATATCCGTGGAAGCGCTGGCACGTCACCAACGACCCCGTATCCAATAACGCCAAACCCCCGGTCGATTTTTTCAGTCCCCAATCCAACGCCCAGGACCTGTTGACGGTCTTCAAGGCGTTCCAGGAGCTGGCCGACGACGTCAGCGCGATTCCTAAATATATCGGCGGCCAGGCGGGTTCCGGCGGCGCCGGGCGCACGGCGTCGGGCCTCGCCATGTTGATGGGCAACGCCTCCAAGATCCTGCAGACGGTCGCCGCCAACATCGATCGCGACGTCATCGAGATCTCGCTGCAGCAGCTGAGCGACCTGGTGCTGCTGTCCGACACCACGGGTGTGCTCACTGGCGAAGAGGACATCTACGTGCAGGGCGTCAATGTCGCGGTCCAGCGTGAGACCCAGCGCCAGCGGCAGCTCGAGTTCCTGCAGCACACCAACAATCCGGTCGACATGGAGATCATGGGGATCGTCGGCCGCGGCTCGGTGCTGCGGGCGGTGGCCCAGACCATCGGGCTCGACGGCGAGGTGGTGGTGCCCGACGATCAGACCTTGGAGAAGAAGCAGAAAGAACAGGGCGACCAGAAGCAAACCAAGGCGATCAACGAGGAGGTCGACAAGGGGATCCAGGCCGGCGTCGAGCTCGGGATCCAGAAGTTCACCGCCGAGATCATCCAGGGTTATCTCGCCGCCAGCGCCCAACCCGATCTCGCGCAACCTGGTGCGGGTCAGCCCGGAGGTCCACCCCCTCTCGGTCCCCCAGGCCCGCCCGGTGCAGGTGGTCCGCCCTCGACGGGTGTCGGCGGACCACCTCGCCTCCTCGCCATCCCGGGCGGCATGGCCGATATGGCGGCGCAGGCCCAGGGCGCCAGGCTTCGCCGATGTCCAATGCTTCGGCGCCCGTCACCAGTCTCACCGGTAGCCAACCGCAGAATGTTCCAGGGCAGCGACTTAGGCCGATCGCCGGAGGCCCGGGGTGACGCGGATCGTCTGGAACGGCATCGTCAGGAACGAGTCGAAGATCATCGACCGATGCGTCGAGAGCCTGATTCCACACGTGAGCGGCGGCATTGTGGTCGACACCGGATCGACGGACGACACCGTCGACAGGATCAATCGGCTCTTTACGTCTGCGCAAAAGCCGCTCGAAATCCATCACGCGCCTTTCGTCGATTTTTCCCAGGCGCGTAACGCTGCGTTGCATGCCGCGCGGCAGAGCGCGATGCCGTGGGATTATCTTTTGCTCGCCGATGCCGATATGGAGCTGGTGGTGACGCGGCCCGACTGGCTCAACGGTCATGATGGAAGCGCGTACGACCTCAAGCAGTTTGGCGGGGCGCTCGGTTATTACAATCGGCGTTTGGTGCATCGTGGCGCGACGGGTGACTATCAAGGCGTTACCCACGAATACCTCGATATCCCGACCGCCGGCGTGCTCGACGGCGCGTTTTTCAAGGATCACGCCGACGGCGCCAACCGGCTGCAGAAATTTCAGCGCGACATTGCTTTGCTCGAAGAGGCGATGAAGACCGAAACGCGTCCCGGCATGCTCCAGCGCTACGAATTCTATCTTGCGCAGTCCTACTTCGACGCCGGCGAGCCAGCCAAAGCTTTGGAGCATTATCGCAAGCGGGTCACGCTCGGTGGTTTTCCGGAGGAGTGCTGGTACGCCCAGCGCAAGATCGCCTTGTGTCGCGAGAAGCTCCATATGCCCGCCGAGTTTGTGTGGGAGGCATTGGCGGCTTATCGGATGCGGCCGCATCGAGCCGAGCCGTTGTGCGATCTGGCGCGGTTCTTCCGTGAGCGTGGAGAGAGTTTCACCTCGCTGCTGTTCTCCGAAGCTGGATTGATCACCCCGTTCCCGAGCAGCGACCGGCTGTTCATCAACGAATACACCTATCGGGCAGGCATCAAGGAAGAGTTCTCGATCTGCGCTTTCTACGATCCGGCGCGCCGGTCCCGCGGCGCCAAGGCTGCCGATCAGCTTGCATTGAGCGGCAGCGAGCAGGCGAAGATCAATCTTTATTGGTATCTGCAGCCGCTCCGCGCCGATGTGCCGTCGTTCAAGGCGGAGCGGATCGGGATCGATGTGCCGGCTGGCTGGCGCGCCCTCAATCCGTCTGTGATCGTTTTCAACGGCAAGATCGTCACTTTGGTGCGGACGGTCAATTATCGCATCGTGCAGGACGAGGCCGGCACCTGGATCAACTACGAGTCCGATGACGGCGTCATTCGCACGCGGAATTTCCTGGTGTCGGATAGTGGGCAGCAGGAAATCCACCCGCCGGCGAATTTTCCGGAGCCTCCTGCGTTTCCGCCGGTGAGAGGATTCGAGGATTCTCGTTTGTTTGAATGGAACGGCGGCTTGTGGACATTATCGACGGTCCGGGAGCTGGAAGAGACAGGGATCTGTCGGCAGGTGTTGGCGCCGCTGGACATTGGCCGCAGCAGCGTGCGGTATGGCGACGACTGGTCCGTCATATCGCCCGAGGTCGCCGCTCCTGCGGAGCATCAGAAGAACTGGATGCCGTGGGCGAGGGAGAACGGCGAGTTGCAGTTCGTGTACAGGCTGGGCACGTTGCTGGATTCCAGCGGCAAAGCGATTCGTCGAACCGATTGCGGTTTCGACGCCTCGAGCATCAGCGGCGGCTCTCAAGTCGTCAAAGCGGCCGATGGGCTCTATCTCGCTGTCGTTCACGAGGCGCGCCCGGTTCCGGGCCGGGTCAGCCGTTATTACCAGCATCGCTTTGCGGCGTTGAACGGCGACGGTGTTCCGACGGGAATCTCGCCGCCGTTTTACCTTCACGATCGCCAGTATGAGTTCGTCGCCGGGCTGGCGCTGTTGCCCGATATGAAGACCCTCATCATCAGCTACGGCGTGAACGACTGCGAGGCGTGGCATGCGACGATGAATCTCGACGAGGTGATCCAGTTCATCTGCAAGGACAAGCCGTGATGTTGCATCGGGTCCGCGGCGTCACCGGTTTTGTGCCGATCCCGGATCATCCGCGCTCCGAGAAGGAGTATCGGGAGTTGGGGAGCCAGTTGTTGACGAATCCCCGGATGATGGTCGCTGAAATCGGTTTGCAGGAGTGTTGGCTGTATTATTGGCTGGCGAAAAATCAGGAGCTGGAGAATGTGCTGTGGTCGAAAGCCGACAATCCAGCTAAGAATTCACTCGCTTTTCATATTGTTCAGGCGCAAAAAAGCGAGTGGTTGAAATGGGCGGCTTGCCTTGATCCGTTTGCCCGGGTGTTCGTTTGGATCGATTACGCCATTTTTCATATTCCTGGCGTGACGATGGAAATCATCGACCGTTTTTTGGACCAGGTCGAGAACGAGCCCGCCATCGCGATCCCAGGCTGCTGGGGTTCGGATTACAAGTACGACGACGACTGGCCGTGCTGGCGATTCTGCGGCGGCGTCATGGTGGTGCCGCGCGACTACGTCGATGTGTTCGATGCGCACATGAAGACGGAGTATATCGCGTGGATTCGCAAAACCGGGAACGTAAGTTGGGAAGTCAACACACTGGCTCGATTGGAGCGATCTGATCCGACTTTTCCGGTCTGGTGGTACAAGGCCGACACGCACGATGCGTCCATGTTCACCAACTATCAGGCAATGGAGAGCGCCGATGGCAAAACCGCGTTACGAGGAATCGAAAGCCGATATTGCTGAGGACAAGAAGGGCGCCAGGAAGATGGGTGTCTCGATGGCCGCCTACGAAAAGACGGCCAAGGACAAGGCGGAGGACAAACGTGGACAGCGACGACTCACCAAGCGAAAGTCATGAACCGCTGCCGGTTCATGGCTATACGACGCAGTCGGACAAAGCGCTTGCGCTGGTGAACGACAACAAGATCTCGGAAGAGCTGATCCTGCGGTTCCTCGATCAGCTTCAGGACAGCCCGGCAGTCGACAAGCGATGGTTGGCGATCGGCCGCACTCACATCGAGCAAGGGTGGATGGCGATCAATCGCGCAATCTTCAAACCACAGAGGGTGAACATCGATGGCGTGGAAAGGAAACGACCCTGCTGAGGAGTGACCCATGACGACGCTTCGCGGCGCGGTTTCGTGGTTCGGCGGCCCAAACGACACGGGCGTTTCGCCAAGCGAAGGACTCGCTTTCATCTACAAGGTCGACGACGCGCCGCACTTGTTTCTGGACGCGCAGCCGCCCGGGACGTCCGGGCTGGCGCGCCGGCTCGACCCGGCCAAATTCTACATCGCGTGCCGATGGGACTATGACGCTCCTGGCACGTCCAAGACCGATCTGCTCCATGTCAAGGTGCTGGTGCGCGCGCTCAAGACCGGCAAAGCGTTCGTCTGCGATCCGGCCGACTGGGGTCCGCACGAGGACACGAGGCGCGTCGCCGACATCTCGCCGGGCCTCATGGACGCGCTCGGGATCGAGACCGACGACGAGGTCGAGGTCGTCTTTCCCGTCAACCGAGGAGAAAACGTCGCCATGTCATACGATCGCGTTGCCATCTCGTCAGGTCACGGCAAGCTGGTGCGAGGCGCCAGCGGAGTCCTCGACGAGGTCGACGAGGCGCGCCGCGTGGTTGAGGCCGTGGCCGACAAGCTCGCCGCGCGCGGCGTCGATGTGGTCGTATTTCATGATGACACATCGACCACCCAGAGCCAAAATCTCGACGCCATCGTATCGTGGCACAACAAGCAGGACCGCGAGCTGGACGTCAGCGTGCATTTCAACGCCTATGTCGAGACCACCAAGCCAATGGGTGTCGAAGTGCTTTACGTCACCCAGGCCACGCTCGCGGGCGAGCTGTCGGCGGCGATCGCGGATGCAGGCGACTTCATCGACCGAGGAGGAAAGAAGCGCACCGATCTCGCGTTCCTAAACGGGACCAACGAGCCGGCGATCCTGATCGAGACCTGCTTCGTCGACAGCACGGCGGACGCCGCGCTTTACGAAGAAAATTTCGATGTGGTTTGCGAGGCTATCGCGCACATGCTCGGCGGCCCGCCACAGGAGGCCGAGCGGCCGCCGGCAGGAGGCGACCGACCTCCGCAGCTGGTGCCGCCGGCACGGCCCGCAACCGTCCGGGTCGATATCGATGTGATCGGCAACGTTGTCGTTCTGGTCAATGGCGTTCCGGTGCAACAATAGCCTCGCGGCTCGACCACCTCCAGCGCGGGATGCGGCGTGCGGAGGCGATGAAAACACGACAGGAGGCACAAATGGCAGTCACTGCAATCTTGCTCGGAATTCTCAATTGCGTCGTGCTGGCTGCGGTCCTGGTTCTGGTCGGTGCAATCATCGTTTGGGTCGCCACTATATTCGAATGGCCGATTCCGTGGAACATCCAGAGAATTTTTCTGCTGATCGTGCTGTTGATGTTCATCATCTGCGTGGTCTCGCTTTTGGCGGGCGCTCCGATGGTGCATTTCTTCGGCTCGATGAGATGACAGGTGTGAAATGAACGCCGAGATCGTCAACAAGTCGATAGACGCGGCTCAAGCTGCTATCAAGGGTTTGAGCCGTGAGCCCGTCATTCTGGCGATCGTGGTGTTTCAGTTCATCACGCTGGGGGCGGTTTTATACTCGAGCCTCGATCGTCAGCGCGCGGTTTCGGCGGCCGTAACAGAGTTGCATGGTCTGCTCGATAAGTGTGTGGCGGGACACATCAACAATTAGGAGGGCGCGATGGCCGTTCTCAGCACTGTCGGCGTCACTATCGCCGCCGGCGAGTCGTTGTCGACCGTGGCGGACTGCATCGCCGCCAACAGGATCGCGCGCCTCATCATGCCGACGGCATGGACGCCAGCGCCGCTGTCGTTTCTGTTGTCGGTCGATGGGACGACCTTTCACAATCTCTTTCACGTCGATCCGGTCACGTTTGCGTCGTATGAGGTGATCGTCCCCGCTCCCGTGGGTGGTGGGGTGGTGACGTTTCCGCCCGTGCTTGGGACCGATATTCATTTTGTCAGTATTCGCACCGGGTCCGCGGCCGCGCCCGTTCTTCAGGAGAACGACGTCACCTTCACTTTGGTGCTCGAGATGCCGTCCGGCGGTGATGGCAGCGGGACTGTGGGTCCGCAGGGGCCGCCCGGCGCGCCGGGCGCAACGGGGCCGGCGGGACCGACGGGTCTGCAAGGGATTCAAGGATTGCCCGGATCGCCCGGGACAGAGGGGCCCCAAGGGGATCCGGGTCCGCAGGGCATTCCTGGCGTCATGGGTCCGCAGGGGCCGGAAGGTCAGCTAGGTCCACAGGGTGACTCGGGAGCGACGGGGCCGCAGGGCGGCGCCGGGCCGATCGGGTTGCCGGGGCCGACAGGCGCCGGGGCTCCAGGGCCGACAGGGCCGCAGGGGTTACAAGGACCGCAGGGTCAGCAGGGGAATCCGGGGCAAACGGGTCAGCAGGGTCCGCAAGGCCAACCGGGCGATATAGGCGCGCCGGGTCCGGCAGGACCACAGGGTTCGCAAGGGGTCGTTGGTCCCGGAGGCCCCGCAGGCTCCACAGGCCCCGCAGGTCTTGCAGGCGCCACAGGCCCCGCAGGCCCGACTGCCGTCAGCGCCAATACCGGCAACCTCGCGAAGCTAGGAACGGACAATCTGCTGTTCGTGCCGGCCGTGCACCCTATCCCCGTGACCATTCAGCCGCCTTCCGGCACGCCCGCCACGCTGACACTGAACAAGGCGGCCACTGGTATCGTCGCCGCGGTCAGGGGCTCCACCAATGGCTCGCAGCGCTGGGAGTTGGACCTCGGCGACGGCACCGCCGAGAGCGGCGCCAACGCCGGCTCCGGCTTCGCTCTCAATGCTTATAGCGACACCGGAACGTTGCTGGGCAGCGTGATGACGTCGGCACGCGCGACCCAGGTCGCGGCCTTCGCCCAGAAGATCGTCAACGGCTCGGATACCCGGTGGAAAGACGTCTCGACGCCGATCGCCGACGCGCTCGCCACAGTGCAGCAGCTCAACGGCGTGAATTACACTATCGTCGGCGACCCGTCGGGCGCCACCCACATCGGTCTCCTGGCGCAGGACGTGCAGGCTATTCTGCCTGAGGTGGTGGTCGACACCGGGACCCAGACGCTCTACGGGATTGACTACGATCACGCGCTCGGCGTCAGCTACACCGATCTGGTCGCCCTCCTGATCGAGGCCATCAAGGAGCTGGCGCAACCAGCTCCTGCGTGCTCCATTTCCCAGGAGACCACACAGGCGATCCCTAAGAGTGTCGCTACGAAAATCCTCTATGACACGGCGGAGTACGACGTCACCTCGGCGTTCGATCTCACCCAGGCCAGGTTCCAGCCCACTGTTGCCGGCTATTACCAGGTCAACTGCGGCTGCGGCCTGCAGGCAGGCTCGGTTGCAAGCTACAACTCGGTCTTCAAGAACGGTGTCGAGTACCGGCGCTCGACCACCAGTGATGGTCCCAACACCAGGATGTCGACACTCGTGTACCTGAACGGGACGACGGATTATGTCGAGGGGTTTGTCTACAGCGGCGGAGCTTTCAATACTGCCATTGGCGCCGTGCTGACTTCGTTTTCCGCCGCTCTGGTGCAGGCGGCCAGGTGAAAGGCCGGCATTTGGAATATCTAGAGACGATCACACCGGTTCGCCGTCATCGATCGTGCAGCCGACGCCGATCTTCGTGATCCCCGGATGCGCTTTTTGGATTTCGTTCATGCGCTCGGGCGCGCGTTGCCAGCATGCGGGCAGGTTCGGCATCATTTCGCGCCGCTCGAAACTCTGTCCCATGACCGTGAAGACGATCACCAGCGTTATGATGTTCACGCCTTTCTTAAGGATTCATCCCTAGCGTCTTGCATAAGGTCACTCTGTGCAAGAGGTTTTTGTCATGGTTGCGGCAAACAAGCTGAGTGTCAACGCCACCAAGAAAGAAGCCCAACATGATGTGACGTTCGCCGAAGGCGGCGACACACCGATGTTCGGCAAAGGCGATCGCGTCGACACTGCAACGCAAGATGCTGCCGGCACGCAGACGCCAGGTCAGACCGCGTCGCTCGCCAAGAACGATCCGAAATACGCGGAAGGCGGCAACACCAAGATGTTTGGCTTCCACGGAGCCGTTCCGGCGACCGGCGGCATCACCGGGCCACGCTGATGGTGCGCGGTCCGATCGCAAGACCGTTGCCGCCGCGCCCGCGGACGCCTGGCCCCGTCCCGGCGATGAATCCGATGCGGCAGGTCGTCGGGCCGCCGCGCATCAAACCGATCTCGACCAGAGACTACGGCAAGGGCGGCACGCCCTATTCGGGTTCGCCCGATATGGGGCTCGGTCCTTCGGACATCAGCTATCCAGGGTCCAAACCCTATGGCACATACTAGGCCGTTCAAAAAAGATCTCACACCAATCGGACGCGGCGGCATTACCAAGCATGTCGGTAAAGGCGCCAGCGAGATGTCGGGTCCGGGCCGCAGCCTGTTGACCAACAGCAATCCGTTTGCGGCCGCCGGCAACAATTACGCCAAACCTCCGCCGCCGGCGCCAGAGCCAGAGCCTGAAGAACCTCCGGCGCCGATGGGCTCGCCCGCTGGGCCGCCGACGGCGATGATGCCGGGGCCAATCGGTGGCGGCGGCGGCGGTGGCGGCGGCGGTGGCGGCGGCGGAGATGACGAGGAGTGATGAGCTGGCGGAGCGCGCCAAATATTTGCGCAATGCCGCGCCTCAACAATTCAAGGATTTCTGCGAGGCGTTCGCTGCTTACAGCCGGCATCAGCTCGGTGATTTTATCTTGGCGACCGACAATCTGCGCCAGACGCAGGGTCGTGTGCAGCAGTGCGAGGCGATTTTGAAAATCCTGCAGGGAGTGCAGAATGGCTGATGTCGTCGTCGATCAGAAGCCGGTGGAATTGCCGGCTTACGATCCCAACTCTATTCCGGAAGCGGTTCGCAAGCGAGTGGCGGCGGTCGAAGCGCTTTACCAATCGAATCCGGCGGCTCTTTCGCAAGCGGAGCCTCCGGCGCCGCAGGCGTCTCCTGGTCCATCTCTCTCCCCATCCCCACCGGAGACGCCTGCGGTTTCCAGTGTTTCGGAGCCGGAGCCAGATCCCAATTCAAATACCTGGAAGAGCCGGGCTTTGTCGCGCGAGGGGCGGCTTGCCAAGGAGAACGAAGATCTGAAGCGCGACCTCGGCGAGCTGCAGGAGCAGATGGTGACGATGGCGACGCAGCAGTCGGCGCCCCCGATGCAGCGACCACAGCAGCTGCCGCAGTATTTGACCCAGGAAGATGCGCGTAATTACGGCCCGGAACTGCTCGATCTCGCACAACGGGCGTCGTTGCATGCGCTGGCGCCGGTGGTGCAGAACCTGCAGCAGGAGAATGCCGAGTTACGGGCGCAGCAAGCCAGGGATAAACGTCGTCTTCTCGATCAAATGGTCGAGGCGGCGGTGCCGGATTTTCGTGACATCGATCGTAACCCGCTTTGGCACAAGTGGTTAATGGGTATTGACTTGATGTCGGGTCGTGTTAGACAGGTTTTGTTGAATGAGGCCATTTCAGCTGGTAATGCCCCTAGAGTGGCTTCGTTCTTCAATGCGTTTCGTACGCTAGAGGGATCGGCAACAGCTCCCCAAACCCAAGTACCGGCTCCCAGCCCGGGAACCCCGCCTAGGGAAGCATCGGTCAACTTGTTGAATTTGGCGAGTCCTGGTCGAGCAAGATTGACGGCTGGAGGCGAAGCCTCGCTGTCTCAGTCCGATAAGCCGATATACACCCGCGCCGATGTTCAGAAAGCTCACCGCGCGTATATGCAAGGCGCATATCGCGGCAGAGAAGCCGAATACGAACGCCTGCAGAAGGATTTCGTACAGGCGGCTGCTGAAGGGCGCTTCCGCTAATCTGGGGCCGCTCGACACGACCGTAGTGGCCCCGAACAGGGGTCATTACAATGCCTATTGGAACCGCTGGGTTCGGTATTGCCACGTCTGGCACTACTCCCCCGCTAACTCCTGTCGGCTCAACTGCAAATACTTTGCAGGCGACCGGCTTTATCCCTAGCCGTTGATTTTGGGGATACAAAACCCTCTCTGAATACCGGGAACGCGTCCTTGACGTAACCCGAGGGAACCGTTAGATCGGTTGGGTTTATTCCATAAGGAGTATGGAATGAATCCTGAGTATTTGGCCGGTCTTTTATGAAGGCGGACCCGCAGAGACTGAGCGAGAGGGCGGTGCAGCGAATTGCTTCACTGATGCGACAGTCCGATCCCTGCAGCGATGTTGGGAGAACGACAGAAATGGTCGTTCCGCTTGGGTGACCAAGTCTAACGCGTTAGACCGACGCGTAGTAACAGCACGGAAATCTGGTCAGCAAAGTTGGTGGAAAAGTTCTACGCATCCACCGTCCTCGCGGCGATCTCGAACACCGACTACGAGGGCGAGATCCAGAACATGGGCGATCGTGTGAAAATTCGCACGAAGCCGACCATCACGATCCGTCCTTATCTGGCTGACGGTCTGCTTGGTTTGGACCGCCCGTCCGGCGGCACTGTCGAGCTGTATATCAGCAGCGGTTACTACTTCTCTCTCATCCTCGACGATGTGATGGAAGTGCAGTCCGATCTCAACATCTTGTCGATGTGGAGCGACGACGCCGCCCAGCAGCTCAAGATCACTGTCGATCGTGACGTCCTCGACGGCATTGTCGGCAAGATGCACTCCAAGAACCAGGGCGCGACTGCCGGTTTTCTCTCCGGCAACCTCAATCTCGGGGTCAAGGGCACGCCGGTCACCATCGTGGGCCAGGGCGCCACCACCGGTCAGGTCAACCTGATAGATTTGCTGCTGCGCATGGGACAGTGTCTCGATGAGCAGAACATCCCGGAAGTCGGTCGTTGGGTCGTGTTGCCGGCGTGGGCCGGTAGACAGATCAAGCAATCGGAACTCCGTCAGGCTTATCTGTCGGGCGACAGCGTCTCTATCTTGCGCAACGGCCGGTTGGGGATGATCGATCGCTTCACGCTCTACATCAGCAACCTGTTGCCGAATTCGACGTCGGATTCGACCAACTTCGCTGCCGGTGAACAGCCGATCTTTGCCGGACACGCGCATGGGCTGACGTTTGCGAGCCAGATCAGCAAGGTCGAAACCTTGCGGTCTGAGCTGACGTTCGGCCAGATCCTTCGTGGTCTCCAGGTCTATGGCTATCAGGTCGTGGATACGACCGCGCTGGTCCAGGCACAGGTCATCTCGGGAGGCTGATCATGGCGATTGCTCCTGTGTATGACCAATACGCATCTGGCGGCGCGTGGAAAACGCTCGCCAATGCTGTCGGATTGAACGCGAGTGCGCTCAATCAATACGCCGCGAATGGCGGTGTCGCTGGGCAGATCTGCACTGCGGGCGGCGTCACGCCAGGAACGCTCGACCAGTATCATGCTGGCGGCACGCTCGGGCATTTTCATTCGCTGGCGACCGGTCATACCGGCGCCACCGGCCTGGCGGAATGATTCCTTAACGGAACCCTTAAGGCTTGCAAATTAGGCTCCTCCGCGAACCGGAGGAGCCTGATGTCTGTACCTGGTGCGACCGGTCCGGCAACGGGTACGTCGCCGATTTATTACGGTCTTTTTACCGATCGCGATCAGCCGACACTGAATACTGTTGCTGATTATGTCGCCGATGCACGCACGCTTCTGCAAGATACTATCGAGCCTTATCGCTATGACGACGTGTCTTTGCTGACGGCGTTCAATATCACGTTGTTGGAAGCGCGGCGGTTGCGACCGGACCTTTTCGTTTTCAATCTCAGGGTCAACGGCCAGGTGCCGGCGTTCATGAACGTCGACAAAAGCCAGGTTCCTATCGAGCCGCAGTTTCGGTTGGCGTTGCTTCACGGGATAGTGGGCCACGCGCTGGAGCGCGACCAGG